ATGAAAGATTGGTTAGTAACCATAGCTGTACTAGTAATTGGCTTTATCATCCTCGTCACTGGATTTATCGAATACGTTCTAATAGCGTGGTTAGGATTACTCTTAATTCTAGTAGTATTAGGCGTTTTAGGCCGTATTTGGGCATGTTTCCAAAAACAAAATACTAAATAGATATGTAGCAAGTGACATTACTACAAAATATTTTTCGATTCTTGGGACGATTTATAATAATGTGATATAATCAAGGTATCAAAGATAAATATTTCCATATTCTCCAATGATATTTTAGCCCCATGTTATTCATGGGGCTATTCTCACTTGAAATTTATGAATGATCGTGCACAAAAGGAAATACATGGCAAAGGAAACAACAAGAGCTATCGGAGTACGAATTACTCCACTACAGGAAGAATATCTACAGAAGTTAGTAGTCAAAGGTAAGGTGAAGAATATGAATCAAGCAATACAATATGTACTAAACAGTTTTATTATTCTAAACAATAAGTAACGTTTGATACTATCGTAAAAAGTATTATTACCGTACTAACATGGAGCGTTAGTACATGTACAAAAGGATTTGATTATGGACAACAAACAACTAAAACAACGTTATAAAAATATAGTAGCACGTGTAAAAAATAATGAAGCATATAAACATACCACTATTGGCGATTGGGTATCTTTCGAACCATTCAAAGAGTGGATGGAACAAAACTATGTTGAAGGATGGGAAATTGACAAGGATATACTAAGCGGAACTAATAAGTGTTATTCATCTTCTACATGTTTGATGGTTCCACATGAAATAAATGCTCTATTCCGTAGTTCTTCATCTATTCACGGCTATAAGGGTGTGTACTTTGATGACAGATATAATAAGTTTTATGGTCAAATGCGTATCGACGGTAAGACCGTACAGAGAGGATCTAGTGATACCGCAGCGGGTGCACACCAATACTACCTAGAACTACGCAGGAAACGTTTGCAGGAGCTTTTACAACGATATAGTAGTATTGAAAATCAATACGCTTATAAACGTCTAGTAGAAGCATTTAAACCTTACTTATAAACAAAAAGCCCTTAGTACAGGAATATTAAGGGCAATTAATTAAAATATCACAACATATTATAGGATTATTTATCATGGCAAGACCAGAAAAACAACACGATAACCGCGAAGTTCAAAAAGAACTAAAAAAGATCAAATTCAAAGAACTATCAGTAGAAGCAAAAGATGCAATCAACCAGGCTATACAGGGATGTAAATCACTTGGACGTAATAAAGTAGATTCAGAAGAAATCTATGAAGTACTACAGAAGTGTGAGTACATCACCAAACCACTAGCCCTACATACCGTCAATATGAAGCGTGCGAGCGGCACTATAAGCAAGTTACAACTAAAAGGTAACTCTCAGGCTGAAAAGTATAAACTAGTCTCTAAACGCGTTTCAGAGGCTCTAGAGCTACTCATATTACAGGGTATCCCACTAAAGAATTCAATGAGGCGTACACTAAGCAAGGTACAATGTAAGCAACTGGATGGAAAGCAAGAGAAAGAGTTAGCGGATAAGGTAAAAGCTGGAGTACCAATTAATGATCTTATCAAATATCTATCCGGTTTACTCTAATATAATAACCACATATTCCCACATACATATGTGGTTATTATGGGGTTATTATGAATGAATGTATGTGGTTATTCACTACATGTAGTTTCTAAACCCTTGATATATGGGGATATTTTGGGGTTTTGTATGAGCAATTTGAATAATCCCCCCTATATTAATATTAACTCCCACTCTTAACTTTGAAGTATAAGTGTCTTACTTCTATTCAGTCTCTAAAGAGCCTAACATCGCTTTGCTCGTCAGTCTCTATAAAAACTAAACATAAGATCGTAACTTGCGTTTTTCTCGTGAGTACTCGAAAGAACGCCCGTTCCTACTTGCTTTCGCTCAGACAATAAAAGTACTAACAAATAATTGATTGGAAGTACCAACTACCAAGAATTACTACTCAATAGATTATTCAAAGTCTCTTGAAGTGGACACGCAGCCCCGCGAAGTGGGAACGGTCACAAAGAAACCGCCGAAAGGCACAACTAGAGGAATTACTATGAGTACATGGGAACAAATACGAAAAGCCAATAAAGCACGTGGAATGAAGCCAAACGGACTTTATAACAAACCGAAGAAATCCCCACTTAGTGATACACCGCCAGTAGGGGAGGCACTAAAGGAAGTCATACAGGACTATATACGCGACTATAAGAGTACTAAGGGGGAAAGACCTACAACCGCACACCTCAATAATAAATATTCAATAAGAGCAACATCTAATTTTTATAAAGGGTTATAAATGAAATACACAGTAATCAACAACAATAAACGAAATTTCAAAGTACAATATGAAGTGGATGGACTAGAGCAACAAGCCCAACTACAAGGCGATACTACGCACTATGGAAGGCTAATAACTGGTAACTCATGGGTACGTATTGCCCGTCACCAGAACGCCACACGTAACGCCTACGGCAAGATTTACGGGGCAGGTGAAGAGATCACACAGCACCATATGACAGAAGAAGAACTATTTCAGAACTCACTGGTAGATCCCTTATCCCACCAAAAGAAGATTGCAGGACTGCTACTGGATGCATTCTATAGTAACAACCAGGAAATGACCGTGGAACTACTGGACACTGTACTAAACCCTAAACCGAAGAAAACAAAAAAGCCCGGCAAGGTACAATAGTTTTAAAAATATTTTTATTATAGGATTCATATCCATTATGTTACCTTAGAAATTAGTGAATAATGTATTTAAATCTCGATTGCTAGCAAAAATGTAGTTTTTTGCATCCGATAAAATTTTTATTTTTTCGGATGTTAAAGGAATCATTCCATTGAAGCCATCATACATCTTTCGTCTTAAATGCTCAAATTCAGACATTTTTAGACCACTCAAGTTCCCTATTAGGTTTTTGATGCATTGAATAATTAATTCAATGACTCTTGTAGTTGCAATACATATTTTTTCAAATTCAGATGTGGGCTTATAACGAAATAATTTTATCACATTGATATCGGTTTGTAATTGTTGAGAGGTTATTTCCAATTCTGTAATAGTGTCAATAAAGTATGTTTGCATTGAATCTAAAACAGAATCTTTTAGATAATGATTATGTCCATTAATTCTAAACTGGAAGTTTGCAAGTCTAAAGTCTAGCTCATCAGCGATCATAAATATTTTAGGAAAGTGCTGTGTTATTATTTTCTTTTGTAGGGCGTAGGCATCTTCTCTATACCTATCTTTTTTCCAACGGGAATAAACATAAAAAGCAAAAGCCAAAGTAATTATGCTCGATAACGAGCTAAGCCAGTCAGTAAAACTCCCCCACTCGAATGAAGGACTATTTAAAAATAAAATTTTTATAAAGATAAGAATGCTTATAATTAATAGAAAAAGAACTGCCGTGAGCAAAGCTGTATTCCATTTTTTTATATTCATTTTTATTATCCGAATTATAACGAAGATAGAACCAGATGAGGAGTACTTTCACTTTACCATGGAGCCTCTATAATGTAAACTTTGGATGCACATCCCCTCACATTGGGTAGGTTTGTTTATTGGGGTGAGTGGGGTGTGCATCCAGACTTTATAAAACTAATTTTTTATTGTACTGTGTCACATAAATAAGCGTAAGTTAATGTATTCGAGAATAGTTTAATAAATAATTTTTATCTTATTCCCAATATCAATTTGGAAGTCAACTGCTTTATCGCTAAATAATTTACCTAATATTTTTTTCTTTGGATTCCAGCCTGGATAAGGCTCATTTAACATATCTAAAATTTGACGGGCAACAGGTATTTCTAAGCAGGTCAGAACATACGTAATAAAATTTTGTATGCTTTGATACCTTTTCAGTAACGTACTAAATTCAATACCAGTTTGTGAAGCAAGATAAGAATCGAATGCTAAATTAGTAAATTTAGCAAAAAGAGGTGTTCTGTCATCAAAATAGACAGTGTCGAAGTGATTAGAACTAGGGTTAACATTTCCATGTAGCATCTCATTTCTTATGTTCATAACTGATTGAAACTCTTTACAAGATTCGTTATTGCTATAATCAACAGGGCTATGGAAACCCTTACATTTAAGATGTAAATTCTTAACACGTTCGTTTATAGGGCTGCGGATGAACGAATCGTAATCACTTTTACTTTGATATATATTAACTTTAGCCAGAGTAAAAATCAAAAAGTTAATAAATGATTCGGCATAAATTGGTAACGTTAGGGAGATATTAATCCCCAATGTATTGGCCTTTGTGAATTTTTCTCCAACTAAAGCCATTTCTTTTCTTGTTCTTTTATTGATATTCTTAAAATTAGGGTATTTAATATTCTCAATATCTAGCTTTTCTAATTCATCCAAATTAGACTCAATAGCATTTTTGACTCTCTTAAAAGGATTTATAAAAAGATGCCAAGTTTCTATTCTACTTCTGAAAGATGAAATTTGTTTTCCGTAGTTCTTAAAATCATTTTTTAAATCGAGTATGAATTGATCTTTGGCGTATTTTTGATCTGGAAAGTCTATTGATTTATGAATTTCTAAACGATAAGTCATACACATGATTGTAATTCTATAACCTTCATAATCAAGGGTGTAATCCCAATGTATAAGATTATCTGAATCGTAGTTACGAAATAATGACTGTATACCGTTGGGCTTTCCAAATCGTGCTTGCAGATAGCAATATAAATCAACAGGTTTAATATTGTTAATATCAACCCACAAAGTGTAATCTTTGTCCTGTTTGACCAAACTGGTCTTCTGTTGAAATTCATTTATAACGATTCTCTGATCTAAATACACCAGCTTATTGATATCGATCTTGGTCTTTTTCATCACTATAAACTCGTTGAGAGGATATTTGGTATAGGTTAATACTCTTGCTATAGTATAACGATAATCATTTATTACAATCAAGTAGTGATCTTTCTAAATGGAAGTGGGATTTCTATAATAAATATGACTGACATCAACGTACTTTGACAGTTAATGAAAAGGTACTGGCAGGTTTTTGAAACAAAGCGAGTTTTCGCCCACGCATTAATTTACATATATATGAAAAATAAATGCATACCCGCACCGCACTTAACAAAGTACTACCCCAATTTCATTATTAGTGCAATTACAGTTGTGATTGGCGGGGCAGGGGCAAATCTTGAATACAGCATAAGATCCTTTTAGTATTTCAGTAACATATGTATCCATTTTATCAATCTCTGTAGGTTTACAATTTAAATGGAAACCAACAAAAAAAGAATTGCGGATTTTATATTCACAGTCAATGATGGATTGTATTTTTAACTTATCGTGTTCTAAACCTCTCTTCAGTGCTGCGATGCTCTTAGTACATTTAAATTCAATAAATATAAAACCATCGTTAAGTGATTTGTTTTGACAAAGAATAATGTCTACTTTTGAAAGCCTATTCTGTGGGAATAAAAATGGGTCGAGATAAGCAGTCACTTCCCGCTTTACTTGAAATCTTTTGGCTGCAATAAATTGTTCAAATTCTATTTGAAGCCATTTTTCCCAATCATTAATTCTATTATCAACAATGTAATGTAATCTTTTTCTTATGTCTTTATTTTTAAGGAAACTATTTAATAAATTAATAACAAGCTCAAAATCCATTTTACGGTCGTGCATTATTAACTCTCAATAAATAAAGGATGATAAATGAAAACATCACTTAGAACTTTAGCAAAACAATATGGATATGATGAATCAACTGTGCGTTCTTGGGTATTAAAAGGAATGCCAATGGATACGGATTATAACACAAGAAAGTGGATTGTGGAGAATATTTTAAAACCACTCCGTAATACTAACATCAAAGAACAGATTGAACAGGAACGATTACAAAAGCTAACTACCGAAAGACAATTAGCAGAATTGGAATTACAGGAAAAGTTAGAGCATGTTTTGAATACAGAATACGTGGAACAAGTACTAACCGCATATCTATATCAAATAAAAACTACTATTCGAAGTATCCCCAATAAGATTTATCTAGAACTATTTGCAATGACTGACGCGAAAGATTTACGCGACCGATTAAAGGAAGTAATAGACACGCATCTTTATCAATTGGGTGAAATGGAATTTGAATTACCAGAGGATGAAGAAATATTAGATGAACAAGAACAAGAAGAAACTAACGACATTACTACAGAAAGTACTACCGACGATCAAACCCCCGAAGATACAGAAAACAAGTGATTGGATTAAATCCGGTGGTGTGATGAAGCTGGTGGATGGGCCTAATATGGGGTTAGATTTTGTCCCATTTCCCTTTCAGTGCTTGCCTATGGATATTGCACAGGAAAGAAGCACTAAGAAGATCGTAATTCAGGCATGTAGTCAACTTTTGAAGACACAGGTCATGACGGCAATAGCCATGAACAAAATGGCAAATGATCCGGTAAACTTTGCATTTGCCTCAAGTAGTGCCGATGAAATCAAAAAGTTTAGACTTGGTAAATTCATGCCAGTAGTTGAAAGTAGTCCTGTACTTTCTTCACTTGTCACTGATAAATCAGATAAGAACGCCGCTAATAACGCCAAACAGACACAACTACAAAACGGTACTTTTATCTACTGGTTAAACCTTAACACACCCGGAAACCTTAGAGGCATCACATGTAGTACCGTTCTACTTGATGAAGTATCAAATGTGGAAATAGGTGAAGAAGGAAACCCAATTAAACTAGCTGAAGCCCGTACTTCTACCTTTGGTGATGATGCTTTAGTAGTAGTTGCAAGTACTCCCCTATACAAAAACGATTTAATCAATTCTGAATTCAATCTAAGTGATAAACGCTATTGGTTCGTTACACATGATTGTGGTCATGAATATAAATTTGAATGGGAACAAGTTAAATTCCAATTTAAACAATTAGAGAATGGTAGAGCAATTCCAGATTCAACAACTGCCAAGTTAATGTGTCCTCATTGTAATAAAGAAATTGATGAACATACACGCCACCAGATGGTGAATAATGGTAGATGGATTGCCACTAATCCTAATGGTGAAAAGGGTGTGGTAGGTTTTCAATGTAGCCGTATGATTAGCCCCCTTAATACTATTGAAGAAATGGTAAGTAAGTACGCCGATGCCTTGTACTCATTTAATCTTCAAACTTTCATGAATAATGAAATGGGTGAAGTTTATGAAAACGAATATGAAAAAGAACTTGATATTCTTCAGTTAGAACAGACACGTGATGATTCATTTAACTTACATAACATTCCCGAAGCATTAGGAATTTGCATTGCCGTCGATCAACAACTTGATAGGTGCGAGGCTACAGTAATTGCCTTTGATGAAAAGAATGTATGGGTACTTGGTCATGAATTTTTCTATTCACATGACTGTACTAAGATTGAAGCACCTGCATGGAATGAACTAGATAAATTCTGTAGACAGGATTTTAAAACCCCATCAGGTCGCACCATTCCAACGCTGGCGGTGTTTGTTGACTCATCGAATGGTAACGCCACGGAAACGGTTAAACGCTTCACAGGATGTTGGGCGAAGTATCATCCAATCAAGGGTAGTAGTTCTACCATATCACCATTATTCAAAAAGTCTACTGAAGCTGGTTATAAACTACAGATCCTAAATGTTCATGAAGGCAAGTTAACAATACGTAAGCTACTAAACCATATGTTAAGTGATGAACCAGATTTAGCACCAACTCAATTACATTTTAGTGCTTCACTACCCCATGATTACTTTGATCAATTAACCGCCGAGGAACTAAAACCACGTGGTGGTAAATTACAATGGCGACTTAAACAAGGTCAAAAAAGAAACGAATCATTGGACTGTTTATGTTATGCCTTAATTGCACGTGAGTATGCAGTAAGTAAATTAGGCACACATCAGCCATATAGAAAACTTAGAGAATTTAGGGCATCAACTAAAGAGCAAATACAAGTACAGCAAATAATAAATAAAGAAGAAACCAAACCAGAACCAGAATCTAAATCACAGATTAAAGTACAACCCAAAAGGACGGTACGTAGAACTGGCGGTACAGGATGGTTCGGCAAATAAGGAAATAAAATGGCAAATATTTTACCAGAGAAAATCTATATGACTTCTAACCCATATGATTTTCATGTAATGATGCCGCCACATTCTACCCTTGTAGTTAATTATCTAAATAGCGGTAATAGTACATCAATCGATAATTCTAGTACCACATCGGAAGCAACACTAATCACATTTAAAATTGATGGTCCGAGTGATAAGGTATTTTGTATTCTATTTGATAACGCAAAGGGTACTAGTACTAATTTTGTATCAGAACTAATTGATCCAAGTAAGTACACTACAGAATACTCAAAACTTCTATTAATGATTTTTGAAATTGATGAAGTGATCGAGGCGAGACTACAGGGCGGTGGCGTATATTCAACAACAATTAATAATAAGACACTAATTAGTGAGACACTTACTAACCTAGAAAATATGCGTATTCGTTATATTAAACGTGCAAATGCTCTATGGGCTAGTATGAACGATCAGCCCGTAAATGGTAATGGTAGACCATTTAAATCTGTAACCGTTTTTCGTGATCCTAATTATCCAAATAGATGGGGTACACGATAATGTTTTGGAGAAAAGCTAAACCAGAACCAGTAAAAGCAAAACCACAACCAAGCCAAAAACGTTTAATAGATAAACCATCAGCAAACCTAAAACGTGATTTACAGGCGGTACGTGGTATGAGTACACCCGTAATTTCATTTGGCTTTACGTCTGGTACAGGTTCACAAAATATCAATAACTTGATCCGTTGGTTCCTTAGTGATTGGCGTAATTCATCGCGTGAAGCAATTCTAAAGAATCCATTGGGCAGTAAATACATGAATCTGTCAGTGGATGGGGTCGTAGGTGCTGAAGGTGTTTATATAAAACCTTCCCCAACTGTAGAATCAATGGATGAAGATGAACTACAGGAACTAAGCAATAAACTAGAAAAACGTTTTGATCGTTGGGCATATGAAGCGGATCGTTTTAGTCTTGATGGACAATTAACCTTTGATATTTTCCAACAAACTGTAGAGAAAGTACGTGTACAGGATGGTGAATGTTTTATACGTATTCATAACGTTAACGGTACTATTAAACTTGAAATTATCGATGCAGCACGATTAACACAACTTAATAACCAGTGGTTAGACAACGGAAATTACATTTCAAACGGTGTGGAATATGACCAAAATCATAAGCCAGTAAATTACTATTTCTGTATCTATAACCCAATTACATATACGTATGATGCAACGGCATTTGAAATTATTCCGGCTAGTGAGATTTGTCATTATTTCATTCCTCAACAAATGGGACAGGAACGCGGAATTCCAGACATGATTAGTACAAGCAAGACTATGGAAGATCTAAAGAATTTCACTGAAGCGGCATTAATTGCTAAACGTGTCTCAGCGTCAACCACTGCATATATTACGAATAATAATAATGATACAGACCAAGTAGAGTTAGTAGCTGGTGAAGAGAATTCAACGGCAACATATACGGAATATCTTGAAGCGGGTGCAGTGTATGAACTTGGTAAAAACCAAGATATTAAGACTGTAAACCCACAAGCGGGTGTAGATCGTATAGGTGAATTTACAAGTGAACTAATGGATCAAATTTCAATGGGCTTGAATGTTACTAAGCAATCCCTAATGGGATCTACTGCCGATGCTTCATTTAGTGCTGCAAAGTTGGCAGAACGCCTACAAGCCACAACCTTTAGAACCCGTACTAATGTACTAATCAGTAAAGTACTAAAACCAATCTATCTAGCCTGGATGAAGAATGAAATGCTAAATAACAATAGTCTTAATCTATCTTTTTCTGATTTCGATGATCTTATTTGTGCTCGTTATATTCCAGTAAAACCAATTTCCCTAGATCCTACAAAGGATATTCAGGCTGAAATTATGCTACTAGATGCAGGACTAAAATCTAAAACTCAGATTATTAGTGAAATGGGTGGAGATCCACGCGTGACCTTAGAGGAAATAGAAAAAGAAAAACAAACAAATAAGGAAGAAGATTCAAATGGATTTGAAGAAACTCAAACAAAAGAGGGAACTGACTATTCCAGTAAGGGCAATTGATGTAGATGCCCGTACTATTGAAGTAGCTTTTTGTTCAGAACAACCAGTAAGCCGCATGATCGATGACGAATTATATTATGAAATTCTCATGTGTGGTGAAGAAAACGTAGACCTACGCAGACTTAATAATAAAGGTGCTGTACTTTTCAATCATGACCGAGACAAATTACTTGGGGCAGTAGTTGAAGCCCGTATGGATTCGGATCGCGTAGGACGTGCAACACTAAAGATTAGTAATGTAGGTCTTGGTAATACCATGTGGGGAATGATTCAGGAAGGAATTCTATCTCATATTAGTATTGGCTATAACATCTATGATTACCGCATGGACGGTAACAATATTATCGTTACTAACTTTGAAATTTATGAAATCTCCCTAGTAACTGTACCCGCAGATGAAACAGTAGGTATTGGTCGTGCATTTGGTTGTGATGATCAAATGCGTGATGTACTAGAGGAAGAATTAGAAGAAGCCCATGAAGATGAATCACTAAATAGTAATGAGAATACTATTGAAGAGGAAAGACTCATGGAAGAACAAGAGGGCATGGAAGAAACCCGCCTAGATAATGAATCATACGACATTAAAGAAACTCTAATTGTTGATAATGATGAAAATGGTGGTGTAGCTAACATTGAACTAAGTGATGGTGAATTAGAAGAACTAGTTTCTAAACGTCCAGATCTTTTAAAGAAACTACAAGCTGGTATCGAACCCGATCAACTAAATAGTACAGATCCAGTAGAAGATAAACGCGAAGATATGGAAGATAACGCCGAAAAAGAGCGTAAGCGTGAATTAACTTCAATTGGTCAGGTACTTAATGTGGATGTATCAGATGCAATCGCTAAAGGAATTAGCGTATCTGAATTCAAACGTTCACTAAATACAAATAATAATAAATCTCCTAACGTTAAGGATAACAAAATGGAAAAATCTGTAATTAATGGTCTAATTCGTTCAGCCGCTGAAGGTAAACCATTTGAAGGGCAACGTGTAGACGTTCCAGTAAATCAACTAGTACGTGCAACTTCTACCGCTCCAGCTACTGGCGGTGCATTGGTTAAAGAAGTATATGTAGATTCTTATATTGATGTACTACGTGCAAACTCTATTTTCGCACAACTACCAATTCAAACTTATTCCGGTCTAGAGGGTGAAGGTAATCTAGTACTACCTAAACTATCCAGCGACTTTACAGCAATGTTTGATTTCATCGCTGAAGGGGCAAATTCTCCAGAAGTAGATGCAAACTTTGAAAAAATCGTACTTGCACCAAAAACTTTTTCCGGTTCCGTTCCACTAACCCGTACTCTAATTAAGAGTGCAGATACCGCAGAGCGTTTTGTACAAGATGCTATGGTACGTGGTGCAGGTCTAAAACTAGAAAAGAAAATCCTAGATCAAATCGTTGCATCAGCACCAAGTGACACACTAACCGCAGCACCTTCACAAGAAGATGTACAAAATGCACTAGGTAAACTAGCAGCAGCTAATGTACGTGTAGATTCTGTAGTTGCAATTGTACACCCAACTACCGCAGCTATTCTACGTAGTACTCTAGGTACTCTAGTTGGTGCGAATACCGCAGCAAAATATATGATTGAAGGTTTCCGCTTTGAAGCATGGCTATGTGATTCTGTACGTGTTATCGAATCTACTCAAGTTGCAGCAGGTCAAGTAATCTTTGGGGACTTTAGTAATGTTGTACTCGCATCTTGGGGTGGTCTAACTATTGACCGTGATGATACTTCCCTACGTGCAAGTCAAGGTATTGTACTACGTACCTTTGCATATATTGATCATGCCGTAGCACATGATGAAGCATTTTACGTAATGAAACTAGCGTAATACTTTTATGAGGGCATTTAGTGATAAACAAACAGATGTATTTCTAGATGCCTTTGGTGAAACTATCTCAATTAACGGGGCGTCATTTACTGGAATAGTAGATGTACGCCCCGTTGTCATTGATAGCGGCACAGAAGGACTAATAGAAAGTACAGAGACATTTATTTCAATGAAGTCAGTGGAAGTAACTACACATGGAATTGAAATAGATTCAATCATAAAAGTAAGAAATATCAATTATACAGTTTATAACATCTATGATGATTTGAGTGGAGTTACTGAAGTATATGTACGCCCAACTGTAATTAATAACTTTGGGGGTTAACATGGCCTTACTCAGTGACGTAAAGAAAACAATAAAAAACAGTTTAGAGAACATTCAACCAATCCGTAAAGCAATGAAAATTCAAGCGGGTAAGGAAATGTTTATCTTGGTATCGGTAAATCAAAGTTATGGTTTAACTAATTACGGTACTAATCGCCAAACGGGAACATTCAACTTTGAATTTCTACTAGTACCGGAAGCAGATAGCCCACCTCCAACAGATACATTTTCTGTAATTATGGAGTACTTCCAAAATACTACATTAAAGGAATTCAAAACTAATAATGTAACACTAATTTCATATGCATTTGACAGTAGCGAGTTAGTAACAGATCCTACAACTGGTTATGTTTCCCTTTCGTTCTCCATAAATATTGTAGCAACGCAGAAACAATAAGGATGAACGATGGCTAACATTTATACGGGTAATGGATTAAAGATTTTCTATAATGAAGATACGGCAAACCGACTACCACAGAACGCAGGTAATGAACAAATTAGCGAAATTGCCGCTATGCCAACATTACATATTGCAGCGGCAATGGCACAGGTTGAAACATATGATAGTGAGTATGTAGAACAATTAGCAGGTGAACAGAATGTAGATCCAGTTGAAATTACTGTTAACTATATTCCCGGCGACTACACTCATACATTTTTAGATGAAGCGACCGAAACACAAAAGGAATTTCAATTAATTCTTATTCGTCGCCATAGTGAAGGGACATTAGACTATTCACTCATGAATGGGCGAATTTCCGCATCCGCATTAAGCGGTGATAAAGATTCAGTAGTACAGAAAACATATACATTCACCCCTACAGAAATGATTGTACGTGACGCTACCGCACTTGCAAGTGTAGAACTATATGAAGGTTCATATGGTGTTGGTAGTAATGGTGTGGACGTACCCCAATATGAACCATTAACCCCAACGGGAAATAGTTTTATCAAGGTCCCAGCAGATCAGGCAGGTAATCCCGTTAGTGTAGATATGATGGGGGTAGGACTAGTTGATGCTAATACATTTAGTTCTATTGCCATGACTAAAAGCGGATCACTCGCTATCTATGCAAAAAACCAAACAACGGCATGGACTCGAATCCTAACAAGTAATTTGGGTGATTCAAAATATGTAGCATTAACAGGTGATCAATCAATTGACGGTACTAAGACTTTCATTAAAGGGATCTATGTAGACTCGCTAACCTCAAGTAATGGTATTAGTGGTAAATCACTTACAGTAACTGAAAGTATTACGGGTGAAAGTATTACCGTTGATAACTCAACTCTAGGTACAGCACAGGCCGATAATCTAAAATTGGGTCAACCGTTGAGTGTGGCAAATGGTGGTACAGGTAGTAAGAACGCTACAGGTGCACGTTCAGCATTGGGAGTAAAAGCCGCAGGTACTTTTGATATTGTACCAATTGCAAATGGCGGTACTAATGCGAGTACGGCACTACAAGCCCGTATTAATCTTGGTCTAATTTCAAAAACTGAAAGTGATACACTTTATCTAAAAACGGCAAGCAATCTAAGTGATTTGTCCGATGTTGAAGAAGCACGTACTAATCTTGATGTACTAAGTACAATTGAGAATGATGCAAAGTATCTACAGGCAGTTAATAACTTAAATGATATAGATGATACAGCAATTGCCCGTACTAATCTAGGTGTTCAAAGTACAAGTGAAATTGATGCAAAATATGTTCCTAGAACAACAACAATCAACGATCATGAATTAACTGGTAATATCACGTTATCCAGTTTTGATACCGGTTCATTGGCAATTATTAATAATTTGAGTGATGTTTCTGATCCAGCAATTGCCCGTACTAATTTAGGTGTACAAAGTACTAGTGAA